GGCTCGATTTTTCTCAAAAATCTAGCCTCCCGATACCGGGAGGGGGGTAGGCCGTTGGCGTTTTCCAAAAAAACTTGCTTCGAAGTTTTGGGGTTGAACCTGAACGGTTCTGGTTTGGGGGGTCGCCATGTTTGATCCGGTGAGCCATTACGCTCGAGCGGTCATAGCGGGTGGGGTGGTCACAAATGAGCGAGTGCGGTTGGCTTGCTCCAGGCACATCGCCGATCTTGATGATCCTGATCTCATGTTTGATCTCGCCTTGCTCGAGCGGTTGCGGGATTTCGTTGCCAAGCTCAAGGTGAGCGATGGGCACCATTTGCATGGGGATGGGTTCACCCTTCTCCCGTTTCAATGGTTCATTTGGGGTTCAATCCTGGCCTGGCGATACCGATCATCCGGGGGGATTCGTTTCAAGCAAGCATGGGTTGAGATGGGCCGGGGTGGGGGAAAGAGCACATCGGCCGCATTGATCGAGCTCTTTGTTGCGAGCGAATCACCTGGGGCCGAGATCATGTGCCTTGCCAACAAGGCCGATCAAGCCAGGTTGGCTTTCAATGCCGCAAGGGATCTCGCCACAATGGGCGATGATCTAGGCTTCACCTGCCTTGCCAATCGGATCGATCACAAGAATCGATCAACGATCAAGGTGCAGGCCTCCAAGGTTCATACCCTCGATGGCCTCAAATGCAGGTTGTACGTTTTGGATGAGACTTCCGAGGCTCGAGATGATTACTTTGCCAAGGTTATCTCAGCATTGCCCAAGCTCCGCGATGCCCAAATGGTGAGCATCACCACCCCCGGTTCAGCTGTGCTTGGGAAGGAATCGGTTTACTACCAAACCCGGCGCATAGCCGAAAAGGCCTTGGCCGATCCCAAGGAGTATCCCGGCGTATTTGCCTACTTGGCAGGGGTCGATGAGCTCGACGAGCTGGGGGATGAAACCTGTTGGATCAAGGGAAATCCTAGCCTTGGGCATATCGTTTCCCTCGAGGATTACCGTCGAGCGTACAAAGAATACATTGCCTCGGATCGGGCCGGCGATTGGGAGCGGTACCAGCTGTGCCGCTATAGCCTCCTCGGCCTCGATTGGATTGGGCTCGATACTTGGAAAGAGCTTGAGAGCGAGTGGGATATTTGCGATCGGGTTGGCAAGGTGTACTGTGGCCTGGATCTCTCAAAGAGCTTTGATCTCTCAACCCTCTCCGCGGTTTGGTGGAATGGGGATGAGGCCTGGTTGGCTCAATGGCATTTCATTCCGAGGCCTGAGCCAGGAGCAAAGCACAAAACCTATGAGAGCCTTTTGCCTGCCTGGGAGCTCCTCCCGAATGTGGATGTATGTGCAGGCGGCGTAGAGTATGAGCGGATTGAGGCAAAGATCCAAGAGCTACGGGGGCTCTTTGAGGTTGTTGATGTGGGCCTCGATGCCTTGGGAGGGATCCGGCCGATCCTTCAACGGTGGCAAGATGTGGCAAAGATTCCATTGCTCGAGATCCCCCAAACGATCCAACACATCGGGCCGGCAACAATGATGTTTGAACACCTGGTCAAACGCAAGAAGCTCAACGTGCGCCATGATCCAATTATGAATCATTGCCTTTCAAATGTGCGGATCATCACTGGGATCAACGGTGATAGGCGGCCGGTCAAAGACCGTTCTACAGGCGTGATCGACGCTATTGTGAGTGCTATCCTTGGGGTCTATACGCTCTCATTCCATGGCGGAGATCAGGCCGGCGCGTATAATGATTTGAGCGACATCGCCATTTGATCGGGGGCCTATGGGATTCCTCAAAGAGATTCGGAGATTGTTCAAATTCCCCAAGAGCTATGGGGGCTCTGCATTTGTTTGGCCTGGGGGCATGCCGATCTTTCCCCTCACCGCGCAACAATCGGTGACGGCCAACAATGCCACAACACTCCCTCCCGTATACCGAGCGATCAACCTGATTGGAAATGATGTCGCGCGGTTGCCATTCTCGATTCAGCGTAGGGATGGAACCTCGTGGCGCAAGATCGATTCACCGATTGCCGATCTCATCGGCCGCACCCCGAATAGATACTGCGGAGCCTTTCCGTTTCGGCGTGAGCTCATGCGGGATCTTTGCCTTTGGGGCAATGCTTTCGCGCTGATCTCCCGCACCAATGGTGGCGAGGTTGTTGAATTGATCCAGGTGAAACCCGAAACCATCAAGCTCGAGCCCATGCAGGATGGCTCGGTTCAATTCCAATCGAGCGAATACGGCCGCATTCTCAATGATGAAATCCTCCATTTCAGGCTCACGGGAACCCGAAAGTATTGGGGAGATTCCCCAATTCAGCTGATGCGGCGCACCCTCGAGCTCCAGGCTCAACAGGAAATTGCTGGATACAACCAGTGGAAGATGCCTGGCCTCGGAAAGATTGCGATCAAGACTCAGGAGAATATGGGGGCCGAGCACGTTGACGCTCTGCAAGAGCGGTTTGCCATGGTCCATGGATCAACCTCTGGCATGATGAAACCGATCGTGGCGCAAGCCGGCGCGGATGTGCTCCAGATTGGAACCACCCTTACCCAACAGGATTGGATTGCGGCGCGGCGGTTCTCGGTGACCCAGGTGAGCCAAATGTTTGGGGTGCCTCCTCAATTCCTTTTCAACCTCGAGGCCGCAACCCTCGATCATTCCCAATCCCAAATCAGAAGCTATGTGCATTCCCTGGATGCCTACTTGGCATTGGTGGGCGATGAGATCACCCAAAAACTGCTGAGCCCAGGTGAGAGGGTGGCCTTTGATACGCGCGTTCTGTTGCGTGGTTCCTTCATGGACGAGGGTGCCACGCTACGTTTGTTGATTGAAACCGGGGTGATGAGCCGAAATGAGGCGCGTGATTTCATCGGCCTCGAGAGGCTTGATGGCTTGGATGAAATGACGATGAGCAAAAACTATGCCGAGACTGGCGTCGAGGATGAGGAACCCATAGCGGAGCTTGAGCCTGATGCGATCGAATAACATTGAGCGCGTGGAATTCAGGAGCATTGATACCGCGCTTCAAGGCAACACCTTGAGCGGCATTGCCGTTCCCTATGGCGAATCGAGCCGAGTGCTTTACGATCGGCCGCGGCCATATCGGGAGAGATTCGAGCGGAATAGCCTCGCCATTGGTGATTCCGTTTCTCTCCTCCTGGGCCATGATCCAAGCACCATCCCCCTCGGGAGGGTTGGGGCCGGCACATTGCGCTTTGAAGATACGGCCGATGGCCTGAGATTCGTTGCCGATCTACCCTCGAGCCGGCCAGAAGTAGTGGTGGCCTTGATGAGGGGGGATCTCGATGGCTCCGTTTCGATAGGCTTCATCACTCAGCGCGACAGCTGGGGAAACAAAACCAACCCTGCGCTGCGTACGGTGCAGGATGCTACATTGCTTGAGCTCTCGATCGTCCCAGCTGGGGCATACGCTGGGGCTCGGGGAACACTCACCAACACCGATTCCGGGGAAAACCAGAATGGATGATTTGACAAACATGCGTGAGCAAAGAGATTCCGCAACCGCGGAGCTCGAGAAGCTTGCCAAAATCGATGATCGCTCCCTCACATCCGAGGAATGCGACAAGTACGAAAACCTCGAAAAGCACATTGATGATCTTGATACCGAGATTCGGAGCGAGCGCATCAAAGGCAAAATCGGTGATCGGCTCAATCAACCGGCCTCATTCTCAATGGGTGCCGAGGCCAGGCCGGCGCAGGATCAATGGGGCGAGTGCCTGAAATACTGGCGCAGCTGCGGCCGTGATGAACCTGAGATCCGCACAATGAACACCACCGATGACGCCGATACGGTGCCAACCGATCTCCTGGATGAATTGGTGCAGCTGATGGGTGCGGTTTCGGGAGTGCGGCAGGCTGTTGATGTGAGGAGCTACGCCAATGGGGTAGAAATTCCTCGAGTGGCAACCCGAATTTCGGTGACGGCAACAACCGCCGAGGGTGCTGGATTCACCGCAACCGAGCCCACATTTGACAAGGTTGATTTCTCAACGGCCTTGACAGCTACGGCAACCACCGAATTGACGGTACAGCTGATGCAGGATGCCAGGCCGGATCTCGTGCGCGAGGTTCTCACCCAGCATGCCGAGGAGCTCTCCCGGTTCTGGGGTTCTAGCTACTGCAATGGCCTCGGTGCAGCTGATGCCGACACTGATGGTATTTTCTCCGCTGTTGATCCAACCGGCCTCAATGTGCTGACAGCTGCTAGTGCGGGCTCGATCCTTGCGGCCGAATTGATCGAGCTGCGATACTCCACCCTCCCGGCGAAGTATTGGACCCAAGGCGGAAACCTCTCCTGGCTCATGGGCCAGGATACTTTTGCTGCGGTCATGGGCCTCCTGGACAACACAACAGGCCGGCCGATCTTCCAAGCAGCAGCAGAAGCCACCATGGCAAACGCGCTCCAGGGGACGATCCTGGGCCTTCCCGTTTTCATTGATTCGGGCGCACCTGCCTTGGCAACCGGAAACAAAACCGTTGCATTGATCTCGAGGGATGCCTACCGAATCGCCGATCGTGATCCCGGTTTGGTTTCAAACATCAACCCATGGGCTCAACAGAGCACCGGAATCGTTGAGGTGAACAGCTACTACCGATCTTGCGGCCGATGGATGAGGCCACAATCGGCGGCGATCATCGAACAACCCTGATCTTCTTCCCTTTGGTGGAGGGGGGGGGCCAAAACCCCCCCACCACATTTTATCAAGA